AATGGATTGTTAGTTGTTGGAATAGTATAATGGATGATCGAAGAAATCCTCTAAGTGCTATTCCAGACATAAACGTAAGACACATGGTTATGCAGGTACTAGCATGGATGTGGTGTATTATTTTTTCAATGAGCTTAGGAAGTCTTACTGTTTTTGCTTATACTGCAATAGCACATACATTATTAATTGCAGGTATTGTTGCAACAGTTGTGATATTTGAAACTGCGAAACGTAAGCCCAGTTTCTTTTTAAACAGTTTATATCACACACCAAGCAGAAGTAGAGGCTATATGTGGGTAAACGGCCAAAAAGTTAAATTAGATAAAAATGATCCAGGTGGAGAACACGAATGAAAATACATCAATTAAACGTTAGAACATTCTTAGTTACATTGCTTGCACTCCTTTGGAGTGCTTCTGCATTTGCAGACAAAGGTATTACCATATGTCATGGACAGTTTGCATTGTGTGCAGCCAGTGCATGCAAACCAACCGGCGGTAGAATTACCAATCAATCAGGCGAATCATTTCCAGAAGTGAAATGTACTTGTCCTATACTCTACGGAGATAATATTGCTGATCTCAGTGCAGGAAACATGACATCATGTGAACCAACAGACGAAAATTCAGTGTGGAGTACGTTTTGGCCAAGAGCCGATTATCCAAGACAACAAAATGATTTTTCTCATAACAAAGAAAAAATGAGAGGTACGATTGTTGAATGTCCAGCAAACCTAAAACAAGGACACCGAGCAAGTAATTGCTTCAGTTGGAACTGCAAAATAGACAAAAACGGATTAGCTGTGTGTAGTTGTCCAATGGGGCAAGAACCACCAGAGACTGCATTCTTAATTGAAAGCACGATAGAAGGAACACAACGTTGTAGTGAACATCCAGTAAGTTTGCCATTGGTCAGTCAAATGTTTGAACGGTCACAACAGGTAAAATAAATATCACGATGAAAAGAGATGAACTTAGAGAATTACTAGGACAACTGCTTTTTACATTTGTATTTTTAATGTTACAAATCATTGGAGTATTCGTTATTTTTAAGGATCAACTATGAAACAAGAAGAATTAGATCCTTCAAATCGTCTATGGGAATACGATGGTGATGGTATACAAATTTACAAACTCGAATGTGGATTTGGAACCAAAACCTTATGGGACGGTGGTCATGCTTTCTACATGAAAAAACTTGTTGAACATGATCAATCTTGTACGTCGTGGAATGATAGAATGGAATTTTGGGGGAAAATAAATGGTAGATAATAAATTTGCCAACGAATTGTATTTTGCAGTAAAAGGACAACTGATTCCAGACAGTTGGTCGAGATCAGATATAGATAAGATGACCGAGTCATATATAAAAAGACTGTGGGGCAACTGCGAACGCCTTCCAAGAACAACTGATCGCTTTGAACAAGTATGGAGAGAAAAGCATGGGTAAGAAAAAATCAAGAACCAGTACAACCAGCAAAGGCATTGTTGGCAATGCTTACAAACATGCTACAAAAACTCTACGTAAAGAATACATGCAGAGCATGGAAAGAATAAACAATCAACTTCGAGCCTTTATTAAAGGTAGACGTGTTATGATAACAATACCTAATCCAAACACCAATGAAACCAACAAACGTTTTATTCGTGTAAATGCACGTGATGTATGGTCAGGTGGCGGTAAAGAAAAAAGAAAGTAACCTTTTCTTTAAAAAAGGTTGACAATATACTATCCTGTGCTATGCTGTATATACAGTTAGAAAACGGAGATAGTATATGTCAAGTCCAATTAGTACAAATTCACTAAAAAATTTAATTCTCAAGTCAGATACGCCAAGGATTAAAATTAATCTTTTGCTGAGAACACTTCCACATTCCATTATGCATGAAATGCAAAGACAAGAGCCTAATAGAGCAGTTGTCGATAACCTCAGTCAAAAACTTAGAATGGTTGAAAAATTAGCGGTTGACATACTGTAAAATTGTGTTATTATTAAGTTACAGTTAGAAACAAGGAGATAGCTTATGTCAAGTTCAAGTCAAGTAGAATATAGAACAGTTACTACTGCTGGTGCAAAAAGTGCAATTAAAGTAGCATTCAAAAAGAAACGTCCAATATTTTTATGGGGACCTCCAGGTGTTGGTAAATCAGATATTGTTCAGCAGATCACAGATGATGCTGGTGGTTATATGTTTGATTTACGTTTAGGTCAAATGGATCCAACAGACCTTAGAGGTATGCCCTACTTTAACAAAGAAGATGGTGTAATGGATTGGGCTCCGCCTATTGATCTTCCATCGCCTGAGTTTGCTAAAGACTATCCAATGATAACAGTGTTCTTGGATGAGATGAATAGTGCTCCTGCAAGTGTACAAGCGGCTGCTTATCAGTTGGTGCTAAACAGAAGATTAGGCAAGTATGTGTTACCGGACAATGTGGTTATTATTGCCGCTGGTAATAGAGAGTCAGATAAAGGTGTTACATTTAGAATGCCTACTCCGCTTGCAAATAGATTTGTACATGTTGAAATACGTGCAGACTATGAAGCCTGGTTTAACTGGGCAGTTGAAAACGGTCAACACCCTGATGTGGTAGGTTACTTGAGTTTTGCCAAGCAGGATCTTTATGATTTTGATGCTAAAAGTGCAAGTAGATCTTTTGCTACTCCAAGATCATGGAGTTTTGTAAGTGAGCTTATTGAAGAAGAAATGGATGAAACCACTGCAACTGATCTTATTGCTGGTACCATTGGCGAAGGACTTGCAGTTAAGTTTCAAGCACACAGAAAGATTGCTGGTAAACTTCCTAATCCAACAGACGTGCTTGCTGGTAAGGTAAGCAAACTAGAAGTGCAAGAAGTTAGTGCAATGTATTCACTTACTATTAGTATGTGTTACGAGCTTAAAGAAGCATTGGCAACTGTAAAAGATGCTGAATTTCATTCAATGAGCGACAACTTCTTTAGGTTTATGATGGATAACTTTGAAACTGAACTGGTTGTTATGGGTGCAAGGATTGCATTAACAACATATGCCATTCCGTTTCAACCTACTAAACTTAAAAACTTTGATGAGTTTCACCAGAGATATGGCAAGTACATACTTGCCAGTCAAGGTTAAAGAATTGGTTGAGGGCCATTTTCTAACTGTAACATCTAAGGCATAACTATGCAGGCTCTCAACCAAATTACAGGTGCTATGGATGACATAGACACTATAATGCAGAGGCACTTGAAAGATTATGTTCAAGTGCCTCGTCGTTATACACCATATGATCCCAATGAGTGGACTGACCTTCTTAAACAAGTACATCGCGACTTTGGCAGACCCAGTGAACGGTGGGCTTGGATGCTGGATCATGAATGGCAACGTCAAATGATGGAAGATCCAGAATGGCGTGGTGTAGCAGTAAATGAATGGCATGTAATTTTTTACTTTAAAGAAGAATCAGATGCCGTAATGTTTGGGCTTAAATACTAGTATGAAATACACTGTTAAAAAACTTGACGGGCGATATGCATACAATAACTATTTTGAATATTGTATAGAGTTTCCACGCAGCACATTCGGACCATTGGATTTTCATACTTGTATGGGATGGATGATTGAAACCTATGGGTACAGTGCCGAAGTACGTGATTTCATGTATATAAGAGGTATGTTGCTTAAACGTCAACAGTTTAATGTTCCCAACAGTGATGCACCGTATTTTGTTAATCAGCTGTGGAGTTGGACTAACGGAAGTGAAAATTTACGTTTATACATGAAAAGCGAAAAAGAAGTCAGCTTCTTTAAACTTAAATGGGCGAAAGATGAAAACAATTGATCTACATGGCAAAACTGTACATGATGCTTGGAAAGTGTTTGTTGCATTTGCATATGAGAAATGGCTAGACAAAGAAAAAGAAATACGAGTTATCACCGGTCACGGCGCTATACAAAAAGAATTTCCCAGCTGGTGCGAAGCTTCTAGACATGTTCGTAAATGGGAAACTGAACCATATAATCGTGGCAGTTGGAAAGTGAGACTTAGATGAATACCGGAATGGGTATCTATATAGTTGAACGTGTTAGTAGACACAGCGAATATAGGCATTTAGTTGGTGCATATGAAAACAAAGAACTTGCTGATGCTGCTGGTGCTGAAAGTTTAGAATTCCAAGATGAAGACAACTGTAGAATTGAAATAACAATTGTGCCCCTAAATGGAAAATTAGGTTGACACTTTCACAATATGTGTTACAATGTATATACAGTTAGAAATTAGGAGTAGCATATGTCGCAAGATACCACAGTAAACAAAGACTTAGCAGACAAATTAAAAAATATACTAGGTCCAATGGACCCTGCACGTGATAGAGAAGTACGTGAAATATTGGTTACTGCAAGAGTTGGTATGTTGTTACGTGCTAGTTTTTTTGGTAATCTTGCTACTAGATTAAAACTTGTTAATGCAGACGAATGGTGTGCAACTGCCGCAACCGACGGTAGAAATTTTTACTACAATTCAAAGTTTATTAAAATGCTACGTCCAAAAGAAGTTGAGTTTCTTTTTGGGCATGAAGTTTTACATTGTGTATATGATCATTTTGGCAGACGTGGTGATAGAGATCCAAAATTGTACAATATTGCCTGTGATTATTGTGTGAATGCGGATCTTAAAAAGCATAGAGTTGGTGAGTTTATAACAACTGTTCCTTGTTTGTATGACGACAAATACATCGATTGGGCAAGTGAACAGGTATACGATGATCTTTTTGAGAATGCTGAAAAGATAGATATGGATGACCTTGTTAAACAGATGATTGATCAACACCTTGACGGCACCGAAGGTGATGGTGGAGAGGACAAAGAAGGCAAAGGACCTGCTAAGTTTTCTAAAGAAGAACGTGAAAAAATAAAAGAAGAAATTAAAGAAGCAATGCTTAGTGCCGCTCAAGCAAGTGATCCTGGTA